CTAAGTTCTCTATGTATGAAAAGGAAGATAATACAAGTGGATCTCGTGAGTTAGCATGCACTGCAGATGCCTGCGAAGTCGTGGACTTGAGTGCAAGCTAATGATAGAGATACCGATCAATGACGACTATATGAACCGTGCGAGGGAAAAAGCTTCTACTGTGGGCATATTGCAGGGAAGTATTACAGGTGGCACTAGCAACGTTGTAGGTGCGATAGGGGAGTTGGTTGTTGCTGATAGTATTAATGCAAAGCAAATAAATACATACGATTATGATCTAGTTAAGGATGGGATGCGTATAGATGTTAAGACTAAGCGTTGCAACTCTAAACCACAACCCCATTATGATTGTTCTGTAGCGTTGCATGGAACTAAACAAGATTGTGATGCGTATGTGTTTGTTCGCATACTTACAGATTTAACAAAGGCTTGGATTCTTGGTGGCATCTCCAAGCATAACTTTTACAAAGAAGCTACCCTATACAGAAAAGGGGATATTGATTATAACAACGGCTATACATTCAAAGCCGACTGTTACAATTTACAGATAAGTCAGTTGAGTCCTTGCCATGAAATCAAAAACTAGAGCAAAGCTATTTGTGTTAGAAGCGTATTTAAATAAAGAGGGGAATGTGGAGATGAACTACGAAGCAGTCAAACCTGAAGATCTCGAACGAGAGTTGAATACTGGTTTGCCTATGTATAGTGGCACAAGTCAGGTTGCATCACTGCTCCGTTACCTTAGGAAGTGTGGTGATGATATAATGAGTGGATCACGGAATTATATTTAAAGCTTATTTTCTGCCTTCAAACTTCTTGATAGCACCACCAAGATTATAACCCATACCAAATTTCTTTTGTTGAGTCATCATGCCCATACCGTCACTCATTTTAGGTGTCATTACTCCCTGAGATTTATTTTGCTCAGCAAGTCCACCTAACATCATAGGCTTTCTTATATTGCCACCGTACGCAACGGACTTACGTTGTCCGTTATTGTATTCTTTTTTACCACTTTTTTTCTTGGCCGCAGTAATTATGTCACCTCTTGTTATTTTGTTAGGATCACCATACATTGCAGCTAATTCTTTATTTTTTTGTTTCATTAATTTCTCCTTATTTGAGTGGATTTAAAGACACCCCTTCTAAGGGTATTTGATCATCGTATTGAGTAAAGGTTGCTTTATAATCTTTGTCGTTAAGATATAAATCTTGTTCAGGATATACTCTTTCTTTTAGCTCTTGATTAACTTTAAATAAAGCTGTTGTCAAAGCGTTGAAAAATTGAAGTTCTTTTTCACCAGATAATGGTTTACCTGATTTAACAGTTTCTAAAAACAACTGTGCAGCATCTTCATTTTCGATAATAGCTTTGAAAAGTTTATGTCCTTTCAATCTGAATTGTTGTAGAACAGCTTCAGTTCCAACATATCGTGCAGATATAACACCTCTGTTTATAGAATAGAATCTACTAATGTAACTTTCAACAGAAAAGTTTCTTGGTATACCTGTCACGTTTGCAGCCATCTTTTCGTCATTAAATTTTTCTGAAGCAAATTTAACAAGAGCATCAAATCGTTTAAATCTTTTTTCACCAATAATCTCTTTTACCATTTCACGTCTATTTGGGTCATCAAAGCCGATCAAATCTTTTAATCTATCCATGTTCATATTAACGTCAGGTATTATGTTCTCTGCATTTTCAACAGTCATAGTGCCAGTTGGTGTAAAACTTTGATTAAGTATATCTTCTAAGTAAGCTTCTGATACTAAATCATCTATTTCTTGTTTTGTTTTTTTACCACCATAAAATTTTAAAAGACCATCTTTTACTTCTCTAAGTCTTGTTGGATTCTCTGTCATTGCTTGTGCTAAACTATTTCCCTTTTTTACATCAAAAGGCATAACACTTCTTAATTTTCTTTGTATATCTTTTAAATCATTTATCTCACTGGTTACTTTTGCTGTTTGCGTTCGTGCTAAAAACTCAAGCCTATTGCCCATATTCACATAGTTTCCCTCAATTATATCTGCTCTAACATTGGATGGTGAAAAAGAAAATATATCTTTTTCTACTTTTTGTGCATCAATTAAAGTAACTTTTTTACCTTGATCATCTACGGCTGTGAAAGCTTCTTGAATTTTTAATAATTTTCTACGATACTCTGGATTATTTATACGACCTTGATCGGCAACTTGTTCTATGTATTGAGCCATTTTAAGCTCAAGAATACTTTTTAAAGATTTACCTGCAGGAGAATTTACATTAATACTGTATTGTCTATTTTTATAATCTCCAACCAATTTGTAAAAATCATCCTTAAACTCCAACATTCTGTCAGGAGTAAGATTAGATATCTTTTCAAAATCAAACCAAGTATGAGGAGAATTACCAAATGTTAAACCTGACGGTGCGTTTTTGTTTGGTTCAACTTTGTTTCTACCTTTAAATAATTTGTTATAATTAGTTGTGTTGTCAAAATATCTATTCATATATGTTTGATGTTTTGTATCTGCATCTTGTAAAATATTTTTAACTGGTATTAATGAATCTGTTTTAGAGTCCTTTATAAATAAATCACCAACAAACTCACTGTTTTCTTCACCAAAGTTTATTTTAAATTCACTAAATTTATTAGTTGATTTGTTTTTTAAATTTGAAAAAGCATTTGAAAGTCTACCACCACCTTGAGCCAATCTGTCAAAGTATTTATTTTGCAACCTAGAAAAAGCAGATTTTATGTCTTTTAATTGATCAAAATTTAATGGCAATGAATCTAGTTCAGAACCTATTTCTTCACCTTCTTTTCTTAATATGTACACAGCTTGTAAAGACTTTGGCAGATAATTTATTTTATTTAACAATTCAGGACTTGCATCTAATATAATATCATTCACAAACTCTTTTACACTTTCTGTGGCTCTGCCTGCATCAGCTAATTTACTGTGTAACCTATTTAAAGTTTCTTCGGCAGCAACGTTAAATCCTTTAAATATTTGGGATTGTAAAGTAGAACTAATAGTATTACCTGCCGCTGCTTTAAAAAACTCTGTTTCATCTTTGGGTATGTTTTCAATAAAACCTTCTAGTAGATCCATACCTTCCACTTGAGCGTTTCTTCCCATGACTTTGCGACCACTAGAATAAAACTCTGATTTGTCTAAAAGATTATAACCTGCACTTACATTTGCATTTTCAAGATGCCTTTTGTTTTCTACAAATGCAACTAACAAATCACCAGATGTATCATACGTTGGGGAGTCAGCATTATATCTTTTAGTTTCTTTTTCAAAGTTTTTAACTTGTCTTTTTGCGTTTTTTAATCTAGTTGGTATTCTTAACTGTTTGGCTTTTGTTTCTAGTGTTTGATTTATTTCGTCATCTATTTTTTTGTTAACAGTTTCAATATCTGTTAAATTGTTAAAATCTAATTTTCTAACACCAAGTTTATAAGTCCTACTATATGATGTGCTTATATCCTCTGCATCTATAGGACTATCTTGAACATTACCACTAGAGTTTAGTATGGCTGATTTAATTTTGTTTTTTTGATGTCTATCTATTACATCTAAATCATTTGTTAAATTTTGTAGCCTTTTCTCTCCGTAGTTTATTGCTTCGTTAAAAGTATTAATTAATTTGGTTGATGCTTCTGTGTTATTATCCTTTGTCAATGCAGTTATATTTTGCACAGCACCCTTTAATTCTTGAATAGTTTTTTGTTTTAAGTCTTGTATTGTACTCAAATCTTCAACAACACTGCCAAAATTTTTAACCTTTTTCAGAGATATATCTATTCTAGATGTCTCTTCTAAACTTTGTAGTATGGCTAAATTAGACATTTTAGCAAAACTCATTTTCAAAACATCATCAGATACACCTAAAGATTTCATTTCTTGTTGTAAACCATCAATGTATTTTATTCTTGTTTGTAATTTTTGAGCAAATTCAGGAGAGAACGTATTTACTCTTTTAGCTAACTCTTCAGCTAAATTTAATTGTTTGTTATCAAACCCCATATAATTTGCAACACCTCGCATCTTTCCAATAAAGAATCTACTATTGGATGTCATAGCTAAAGTTAGACCAGTCAGTAATCCTATCATTTCAAACACTTGAGGATCACCACTTTCAGTCTCTTGACCAAGTTGACCCATAGTGCTTGCACCTATGATCATGTATTTGTTTTGTTTAGATATATCTCTAATAAATTTTGGAACTGTTGATTCTACTATAGTGGCATGTAATTCATCTTGAGCATTTTGTATTTGTCTATCTAACAAACCTATACTTTTTTCTTGTTGTAAAGTCTTTGCTTTGCCTTCTAAAGTATCTACAAAATTTTCTCTTTGCTTTAATAATCTTTCGTGAGTGTTAAATGCGTTAACAACGTCTGGTCTATTTCGTAAACTTTTAGCAGCTTCATCTATTTGTAGTCCTTGAATTATTTGAGGACCTGTACGCATACCATTAATAAATTTAAATACTTTACCTGCTATAGGCAAATTTCCTACTTGAGCATCGTTGTAAAAAGGCAGACCACCTCTTTTATAATCAGCAAACTTGTTAAATAACTCAGCATCATTAAGAGGTTTAACATTATCCTCTGTTTCTCTAGCTTTTTGTTCAGCAACATATCGTTTGTATTGCTTCAATGTTTTTTTACCAAAGAACATGGTTACTTTTTTTGCAATCTCACTAGGAACTCCTATCTCTGTGGCTTGAGCGATGGCTCTAGGAGCAGTAGAACTAAACATAGATGCAAGAAGCTCTGCTGTGCCTAAATCTATTTTTATATTTTTATCTGCAAATCCGTCTTGAATTATTGCGGCTTGCATAGGTGCTATCATATCATAAAAATTAACACGACTTACAGTGTCAGCAATCCCTGTTTTGAACGGAATATCTTCATCTTTTAAATTTTTACCCAGAGGTGATGCTTTTATAGCTTCAGTTAAAATGTCGTAAGTTTCACCTGCTATGAATATAGGAGCTTCAATCCCAAATCGAACTCCTCTTCTGCCATATCCCATTATGTTTTGTAAGTCAGCAAATTTGTTTGCCATTCTTTCTTTAAGTATTCCGTACCTTTGTCTGCTATTCAAACCTGCGTTAGCTAACACTTTATCGTATTGTTTTGCTAATCTTATTAAAGCTCCATCGGAATCAAAGTTAGTTCCAAGCATAGCATCTAAAGTTACTCCAACTTTTGTTCCTTTCATAAAAGGAGCTAATCCAAAAAAGTCACCTAATCTGCCTTGATCTTCACTTATTTTTCTTCTTGGTAAATCACGAGTTGCTTCCATTTGTAAAGGGAATTGCATTTGAAACAACATTTCTGTTCCTGAAGGAGGTGGTTTCTTTTCTTTAAAAAATTCTTGTATGCCCACATCATAAGGTATGGGTACAAGATCAGGTTTGTCGTTTTCATCTAAAAAAACAAAATGAGTTGCACCTGCTAAATTCATTGATCTAATTTTTGTATCAACGTCTATATCTTGTGATTTTTTAAAGTCACTTATATCGCCTGAAAAAGGAATGTAATTAAAATTACCATCAACATCAACGATGTCACCCACTTCATCTTTTGTTCTGTATCCTATGAATCCTGCTATCTCTTTTCTCATTTCTGGATTGGTTGTATTATAAACATCCTCTATCTTTACGAACTCTTGTACTTTTGTAGGATCTACAGTGATGTCTCGCTTTATAACAGATGAGGTTCCGGGTATTATTCCTTTTTCAAATGTTTTGGTAACACCAGTTATAGCTTGTGATTTATTAAAACCTAAAAAATCACCTGAAGTTTTAACTACTTTGTTAGAGTCTTGTTCCATGCTTTACCTTATTTTTTAATTTTTGGGTTGATTAATAAATTCAAGAAGTCTTTTTTGTTTTTGGGCCGCAGATTTACTTACTTTACCAGTTGTTTTTTTAGCTGTTCCTCTATAATCAAATGGAACATTTTTTAATTTATTCATAATAAAATCTCTTCTCATTCCAACTGTTAACTTAGGATTTTCTATATTATAAGACAACATAACACCACCACTTTGATCATTTAAATTTGTCATAAGTATTTGTCTAGCTTTTAGTGCAGCAAACTGTTTATTTGGCTGTGTGCTTTGTCTCAACGCACTATTGTAATCATATATCTGCACTAACATATTTCTAGCTTCTTTTAAAGTGGCTACTTCATAACGAGCATCTGTAAAAGTTCCAAAGTTCAAAGCTGTAAGTATGTTTTGAACGTCTTGGTCAGATATGGTTCTACCACCTGTTCCACCCTGTATGGCTGCGGCAAGTTGATAAGCAAGCATATATTTGTGATATTGACGTATGGCTAATTTACGTAATATTTCTTTGGTAACTTGTTTATTTTCAAATTGTCTACGCAGAGACTCAGGCATGTATTTTGAAAATGCAGTAAACGCTTCGTAGTCACCACTCATTAGTCTTTTTATATTATTAAATTCTTCTTCATTGGCTTTTCTTGCAGCTCGTTCTTTTTCATCATCAGGGTTTTCCATATCGTATACTGATGATTGATTCACTAAGGATGAATTTATTTCGTCAATATCTGCCGTTGCTAAATCAACAAAACTTTTACCACCTGTAAGAAAGTTAAAACCTTTATTTAAAACTTTAGCACCACCTGCAAGTGTTGTAATTATTTTACCTTGAACAGAGTTAATATCTATAAATCTTTTTTGACCATCAACCATAACTTCGTATGTGCCAAGTATGGAGTCTATTGTAGTAATACCATTGTATGATGATGTCTCTTTGCCTTCTAAATCCATTTGAACTTTTTGACTATTTAAACTATCTCCGTAAGTACCGTTTATTAAGTTTTCTGTAGTCTCTCCTGTCGCATCAACAAACTGTTCAATTAAATTAGAAGTTTTCTTAAAATTTGCTCTTGTTAGTAAAGCTATTTTTCTTTTAACAAGCTTTTCAACATTTGGATTCAGACTGCCAGATAACGGAGCTTGATCAGGAAACGGAGATACTATATTTATAAAAGCATCAAACAGTGTAGCAGGTCTACCTTGAACAGTTAAATTAGGTATTTGTGAACTTTCAAGTTGCATTATAAAATCTAATTCTGGTTGCACTTTAGCAGGCACTAATCTAAAAGTACCATCTCCTTGATCTTCTTCTATGGGTAAGCCAGTAACCTCATCTACTTCATACCTTATAAGACTAGAAGCCAACTTTTGTATATTCTCTGCTCCACCCACATGAGCATTGCTTATGGCTTCCATTATTCTCGGCATAATTTTATTATATTTTTTATTGTAAGGAGCGTTAAAAAATACAGTTCCCTTTTCTCCATTCTGTTCAACTTTAAGTTGAATAACTAATCCATCTTCGTTTGGTTTTTTTAAGTTATTTGTTTTAAATTGTTCAACCATTCTAGCAGAAACCATATCCGATGCTTGAGCAGCTATACCATTCATACCTAGCACGCCTTTTATTTTTGCTAACTGTTTAAAATTTTGAGCAACTTTGTCAGAAGCATCTTGTGGACTTGCAGGTTTATTTGGTGCAAATATTCTTTCACCTTGTTTTATTGGAGGTTCAAAATATGTTTCTAAATTATTTAAAATTTCAGTTTGAAATCCTTGTAGTTTGGTGGGGTCGTTATTAATTTGAGCTATTACAAATGGGTTTTTTGCTAAAAAAGCATCTACTTTAGTTAAATTTTCAACTCCCATTTTATTAGTTGAAAAAGAAGTTCCCACAAACTTGTTTTTAAAATTACCTGATAACTTTTCACCTGTATCAAAAAGGTATGAAGAAGATACATTTTCTGATTCCATAGCTGTTTCCACTGCTTTTTTAGAACCTGTAGCAGTGTAAGGCTCATAGGCTTGTGGCTCACCCTTTTCATTGAAACGTTGTCTACCCACAAGTCTTATTTCTTGACCTTTGTTTTTTCTCTCTATGTATTCTTTTTGTGTGACTGATGCTGCTTTTACTTTACCATCTTCCATAAATTCTATGTCAAACATTATTTTAGCTTGACTCTCTGGTATAGTTTTTGCAAGATCGATAGCTACAGGAGGTTCGACTGCTTCTTCCCTACCGTCTGGAAAAACCCTAACTTTTTGATAAAAATCAGCATTAACTTGACTATCTAATCTAATTCCAATTTTACCGTCTTTAGTGGAGCTAAAAAATATAGTTTTAGGAACTGGATCACCCTGCTTAAAAGGTTCTGTTTTAATTATTACTTTTTTATTGTTTACAGTTTTAAACGTTTGTACAAACAAAGCTTCTTTAGGATTGGTTGTTGGATTATTATCTTTATCTAAAAGTTGTTCTTCTTCAATTAAATCTGCAACTTTAGTTTTCTCTGGTTTTTTTAAAAGTTCTGGTAGGGTAACTTCTATGTTACCATCTGTGTCCTCTGTTAATAACTGATTATGAGTTGCAGGCTTTTTACCGTCTGTTTTAAAATTATTATTATTGTCATAATAACCACTTACAACTTTTGTTTTTTTCGTAGCTTTTTTTTCTTTTGTTTGATTAAAAAAATTATCGTCAATTTCAAAAAGTTCGTTGTTTGGGCCTCTTTGTGCCACTAATTTAACTAGGGGTTTTGATTTAATATCTGGGATATTTTTGTCTTGTAAATACTTATTATATCCTTCTTGAGTGATTGTTTTTCCTTCAATATACGGATGTGCGTAAATATCTGTTCTGCTTTTATCTAAAACTTCTGATTTCGTAAATTTACCTTGAAACATAAATCCGTGATGTGTTTCATCACTTTTTAATTTGTAGCCTGACGGCATAGGAAAAATGCCTTTTGATTTACTAAAACCAAAGTTCGTTACTGCGTTTTTTTGTTTTTCTACTGCTGCAGCATTTGCTTTTAATCTATTAGATTTTATTTTAGTGGATGCTGCATAAGCTCCTAATAATAAAAGATCAGCTATCATCAGAATCTACTCCTTGCTCTTCGTCTTGAACATTAAGAAACCCACCCTCGTCATCGTCTACGCCTTCTATCATAGTTTCTGCTTTTTTCATTGCAAACTCTTCTTCTAATCTTGCTTCTTCATTTATTTGTTCATTCATGACTTTAAACATTTCAGGGTTTCTTTGTTTCATTATTGAAAAGAATGTTTCATCAGAGACTTGAGGTTCTTGTTCTTCTTCTATGAATAATCTAGGAGTAAACCCATTGTCTATTGATAACTTCAAAAGATACATAGCTAATGCAGGTTTTATTAATTCTGCTACATCAGGATTAAATGTTCCTTGCATAAAACCTTTAAAAGATATTTGATTCACTATTTCTTCTATTGTTATGCCTGCAGTCATCATTCTTAACATATCTCTTTGTGGGATTGTTCTGTCTAATTTTTCTGTAATAAAATCTATGGCATCGTTTGGATCAGAAAATCTAGGGGGTTGCTCCCACGCCCACTTGCCCGGTTCTCCTGTTAAAGAATGACCGGGGGGTGCAGACATTGCTTTTATTTTATCTAACATACTTTACCTATATCTTTGTACTTTTAATTTGACCTTTTCCTAAAGCACCCAAAGAAGATAATCTTACGGTAGGTTCTACGACTCTCATTTTAGGCATCCTTGCTTCAGTATACTTCATTGCTATGTTTTCAACAACTGGATCATCAAAAGCATTGTCTATAACTCGTCTTGATCCTTGAGGAAGTCCACCATAGTTTTTAGCTTTTTGTATATCATACTTAGATCTAAATGTATCACCTTCAGGTACATCTATGGTAGGCATGTTTTGACCTGTTCTAGGATCAAATCCTAAACCCTGATTAAGTAATTCTTCAATTACTTTTCCACCTAAGTCTTTTCCTACCTCTAACGCAGCTTGAGAAACAGGGTCTTTTCCAAAAAATTTATCAATACCAAAACTTGATCCAATCGATTTTAAACCTCTATCCAAGAAACTACCTTGAAAGTATTCATTTTTTACATATTCTGTGCCTTTTGATATTGCAGCACCAATAAGTAGATTACCTACGCTTGTTGGAAACATTTTTAAATCCTTATGTAAATATGTTGTCTATAGTTTTTATAATTAAAAAATCGTCAAATTTACTATCATACAAATCTGATCTCTCTGATATAGCCGCAGCCTGCATGGCCGCATTGTGGGCCCGATCTAAGTTGTTTTCACTTGTTTGCATACTCCAAGCTGCTTGATCTCTATATAATTGCCATAGATTGTTTTGTGCTAATTGAGACATATTTAATAATGATTGTAAGTTTGTTCTATTTTCTTCATTTTGTGTAGCCGTGTTCGCTGTGTTGATAGTTCTTCTCCAAACAGCATTTGATGCGTCAATTTGTCTGCGTGCATTTGAGTTAAATGTTTCTCTTTGTGAAACCATTTGTGCATTGAATTGATCTACGGCTGTAGCTTGTGATATATTAGCTTGTTCAAGAGCAACATTTCTATTTAACGCTGTTGTTTCAACTTGTGATCCCAACTCTGCAAAAAACTGATCAATTTCGTTTTGTGTTTTTGCATTGAACTGTTTGGCCGCATTGTCTGACGCTGCATCAGTAAACAAAGAACTGGTTGTTGTTTGAAAATCTATTGTAGCTTTTTGCTGTGCATTTGTTAAATTTTGCATATCCATAGCAAGAAACGTTTTTGCATTATTGACGGCTGCAGCTTGCCTATTATTTAAATTAGCCATATCCATAGATGCAGTAGTTGTTGCATTTTGTAATGCAGCCTGCTGTCTATTATTTAAATTTTGCAGTTGTATTGCACCATATTTGTTTGCGTCTTGTGCAGCGATCGGTATACCTGCTTCGTATACAGCTTGTGTTATTGCTGACGCAGCCATACTAGAAGAACCTAATCCTCTTTGTGCCATGATTGCTGATACTTTACGAACAGCAGGAGATGCCCATGCAGGTAATTCTGTTCCTTCTTCTATACCTTTGAATAACTCTGCCATCTGGTATTTGACGGTAGCTCTTACATCTAATTCTTCTGTGGCTGCAGTGGCTAAAGCACCTTCTGATAATGAACCTTGTGCTGCATCAATTACAGCTTTATCAGATACTTCACCTGTGACTTTTTTTACTTCACCAATCTTACCGACTTGCGTAGCATCATACTTTGGTGCTGTTGTTTTTTCAGGAGAGTCCTGTTGAAAATCTTTAGGATCTAATTTTTTAGGATCATCTATTCTTATATCTGGAATGTCATAATCTTTACTTTTTAGAAGTTCATCATCCTTAACTTCTCTTTCTTCTAAATCTAATGTTTGTGACGGTTTTAAAGTATCTTGATCGGCTTTACCTGCTTGTTGTTGCAGAATAGCTTTCTCAAGTTCTTTTCCAGTTTTACCTTTTAACTTGTCATCTTCAGCCATTATCTACTTCCCATCAATACTTTGTCTAACTTATCTTCTAATCTTCTTAGTGCATCCATCAACTCATGCACATCATCTTTTACATCATCTTTACGTGCATACTCTTCTCGTGTCTTGTTCAAGAGTATCTGTATACGTTTAACCTCTTGGAACATCTTATTAAATGCCCAACCAAATGGTACAACGACCATAGTCAGGATTATGTTCCAAAATAACATTGGGTCAATGCTTTCCATATTGTTTATCCACAGTATAATGCACAAGGTACAGTGTAACTTCCGTCACTGTAAGTTTCTTGTTTGATGTTTGTTAATACTTTGCCTATAGTCTTGCTTCTTATGACATCATCATCTTGTACTTTAGCTGTGCCATCTCCATTAGATGAAAGCAAATCACCTGCTTGTACTGTTACGTCTTTGTTAACTCTTACTACATGAGTTCCAACTGCTGTAACGTACATATCATTTACTGTATCGTCATCATTATCCCAATTAGCAAAAACTCCATAAACTCTTTTGCTATCTGCTGTGTCTGATATTTTACATTTGGTGTGCTTGTTATCATCTTCTTTGATAATAGTTGCTTTATAATCATTTTCTTCATAGGTATATGTTATCGTATCGCCAACATTTTCACCATCTTTTAAGACGTAACTTACTTTTTTAGTTGTTTCATCATTTTCATCTGTTTCATCATTTTCATCTGTTTTAGGAATTGTAAACTGAACTTGATACCAATCACACATTTCATCAATAGTTTCAATAATAGTTCCATTTAATATAGTTGGTTTTGAATTATCTGTTAATCTTGACCAGTGAGAACCACTAAAGGCATTATAAGAAACAGTGCTACCACTGACTGATATTGTTCCTTCAACAGTTCCATTTTGTCTTAAATCTACTATTGTTCCATCATTATTTAATCTATTTAAGTGTAAAACTGTTCCTTGATAAACTGCAACCATAATATTGGAGTCATTATCAATTCCTCTCAAAGATATTCCTCTAGCACTACCACTATTATCGGCAACATTGCTATCAGTAGTACCTACTAAGAAATCACCACCACTAGTTAATCTAGCTCTTTCGCTTTCAGTTGTGCTAAACATTAAATTAGTTTGAACAGTTGAACTTGACGTGCCAGTCTGTTGAGCAGAAATCTCTGCTCCAATATCTGAAACAGCAGAAGTATTTACACCTCTAAATTTTATACTACCTAATAATTCATTATCTGCTGTAGCTGCAAAGTTACCACTGTCAGTTGATGATTTTTGCATCACTATTTCAGGCTGATGACTATCTGTTGTTGACCTACATAAAAATGATAATACTGCACCTTCAGCAGATGTTGCAATGTTTAGTTTACCACCATTTATTTGGGATGTCTCACCAATAGCAACAAAGTCACTTCCTGCATCACATACTAAAAGGTTAGCATCACCATTGCCTTCAACACGTAAATCTACATCATTGCTATCTTCGTTGATTACTGCTCCACCTGATAATATTCTTGCTGTATCACTTGCTCTTGTCATTTTTTACCCTTTCAATGCTTTTACTTCTGCTTCAAGTGTTTCTATTCTTGTAAGTGCTTCTTGTAATGTCTTTGTTAGAAGAGGAACTAAAAATCCGTGGTCAATACCTTGTGCTATAATTGCATCTTCTTCATCAACTGCATCTTTAACTCCACTTACTGCATTTGGTACAACTGATTCCACTTCATGTGCAAGAAAGCCATCAACTGTTTTGTCTGGTGTAACCTTAAAATTAAATCTAGCAGGTTTTAGTTGTTTTAGTCTTGATGTAGCATCAAAATCGTAATTTACATTTTCTTTAAGTCTATAATCAGATGATGTTTGGTAGGCTGTTACATTACTTGATGTTGTAATTATTTGACCACAAGTGATTGCAGTAGTATCATTACCCCCTGATTGTCTAAAAAACTTTATCATATCTTCATCACTAGATGCAGAGGTTTTAAAAACACCTAAATTGTAACTTCCAGTTCCTTGTATTCTACTTCTTCCATTGTTATCTACTAAGAATCTTACATTTCCATCTCCATCTGATAAAACAATGTAATTATCTGCTGTCCGTAAATCATAACCATCTTGATTACCATCATATTTACCAATAAATGTATTCTTATCACCATTAGTTACTGCACTTCCTGCACTATGTCCTATGAATACATTTTGGTCACCTACATTTGCAACTCCTGATTGATATCCTATGTAAGTATTTTTACCATTAGTTGTAATAGCTTTTCCTGCTTCAAAACCCACTGCTGTATTATCATCTGCTGTAGTAATTGCTGTTCCTGCTTCATCTCCAACTACAGTATTGTAATTACCACCACTTTGTATAGCATCTCCTGCATTTTCACCTATTCTTACATTAGACGTACCACTTGTAGATGTAATTATTTCACCACTAAATGTAGCATTACCTGTAACTCCAAGTGTTCCTGCAGCAGTTGCATTACCTGTCAGTGCTGTTGTTCCTGTCACTGCAAGTGTACCACCCATAGTAACGTTACCATCAAACGTACCACCATCTGCTTTACTTACAGTGTCTGCTACCGAGAACACATCAAATACCACAATGACCACGAGGTCACTTGCAGTAGCTCCTGTGCCTAATACTATTGATGTACCACTTGTTGCAGTGTAGTCTGCATCACCTAACTTTACACCATTTTGGTACACATCTACGAAGTTACTGTCTTTGTAACTTAAAGATGTACCCTCTGCACCTGCACCACTAAATGTGGTCTGCGACCCTGTTGCAGTGTAGGTGTGAACCCTACGAACTCCATTAGAAGGACTGACTCCTATGTATGCCATGTTTTACTCCGTTGGTTTCTCAGGAAACTTAAAATCTTTATCACTCATTGACTTAAATGTCTTTGTTATATCTCTTAATTCTTGTCGGTACTTTTTCCAAGCATCACTCATTGTAACATCTGAACTGCCCATCCAATCTGTTTGAGCTAATAAACCATTTCTTTTTAATCTTAGTGCGTTTAACATTTCATTAGGTGCATTATCTCTTAACTTTTTAACTTTAATACATTCTGCTTCAGATTTAGCAATTAAAGTTGTTTCTCCTGTCTGTGCATTAGTTCTTTGAGTTGGTGGAAAAGCATCACCATTATAAGTTACAATTTTTGTTTTTTCATCCACTGTATAAGACATTATTGATAAGCTCCTAACATTTCAGTAGTTGAATTTTGTCTAAATCTATATCCGTAAACAGAAAAGTTTACTTGACTCATATTATTGCCATGATTGTTTTCTAATCTAAAACCAGTTAGTTCTAAAGCACTACTATTTTTGTATCCAAAGTATTGAACACCCCTATCACCACTTTGATCGTGATACCCTGCCATTCCAAGAATTTGATATGCGTGTTGTTGCCTATAAAAGTGCATATCAACAATACTAGTACCAGTTGACGATTGATTAATATTTATAGTTACAGCAGAACCATCAGCTTCAGCAGAATTAACTTCTGTTTGTGAATCATCTAAAGCTCTGCCTGCACCATAGTAGCCACTTGTAAGTTCCGTATTTGTACCACTTAAAAAAGTAAATCTTGTATTACCCTCATTACCATGAGAACAACCAACTTGTCCAACTAATCTATAAATCTGATGTGTGTTTGTAAAACAACCAGTTAATTCACAAGCACTTGCAGTATTACCTGCTAAAAATAAATTACTTATAAATTCAGGTATAAAACTTTGTCCAACAGATGAATCAGTAATACCAGTAACACCTAACGTACCACCTATAGTTGCATTGCCACTCACAGTTGCACTATTTAATGTTCCTGTGCCATCCCCTATTACTTTTGTTAATGCCATTCGTTACTCCGATTCAATTTTTGGTGCATTTGCATCATCTATTTGTTTTCGTGTCTTATAATCACTTCTTGCTGTTACAAGTGCAACAAAATCTGCTTGGTTACTTGGTATGGGGTCTGTAAAGCTACTGTCGTTCATTAACTTTGTAGTCCACTCTGTTTGCATACGCTTCCAGCAATTGTTTATCTTGCCTGTAATTGCACCATCTAACCATTCATCAATACCTTTGTTATCAGATACATCATTGTACAAATCATTAGATAAAATTTTTTGTTGTAAATCCGTTATTTTTATTGTTTTAGTATGTTCAGCCACTTATATCTCCTTTATGATAGGTTGTTTCACCATGACTATGCTATTAAACACCCTGAAAAAGTTGTTACAGAATTTATGTCTGTAGTAGTATCAGAGCCACCACTATGTATAACTTTAACAACAGCAGTGTCTGAAGCATCCATGTCGGCAACTACACTAAGCGTAGAATTTACAGAAGCTGACGCACCTAGTACGTGGTCAGGTGTAAAAGTATCACTATAAGTCTGGTTTGACGTAACTATTTTAGTTTGTAATTCATTTGTACCTGTTTGAACATCTGTAAAAGACACATTAGCTTGAAGTAAATATTTTCCAGTTATAGGTGCAGTAAAAGTGTTAGATGCAAAGTTAGTTCCTATGTCAAATCTTTCTGATCCAAAAGTGACTGTTACCTCTGTGTTTCGTGAGAAGTTACTAGGACCTCCAGTTATTGCCATAAAAGCAGGTTGTAATGGTAATGTCACACGACCACTACTATCTATAACTATTGCATTAGATGAACTTGAGGATGAAATACCTGAAACACCTGCACTAGCAAAAGATAATGTACCACCTCCGTCAGTCACTAACGCTTGTCCATCAGAACCATCGGATGTTGGTAAATTAAAAGTTGTACCACCTGATTTAACAATAAGTTTTGAACCATCAGATTTTATAGATTCATTTGTATCAACTAGTCTTAATTCTTTATTAGTTGCTAAAGTAACATCATCTGAAAACGTACCTGTTGTTGCAGTCAAAGCATTATTACTTGGATGACTCACTGTACCCACTGTTCTAAACAAATAATAAACAAATATATTATTACCAGAGTTACTTGATGGTGCGGCAGTAAATGTAAGTGTAGTTCCACTGCTTACTGCATATGCTACAGATGGTTCTTGTATAACACCATCCACCGATACAAGTATATCTTCATCAGACCCTACTGCATGATCTAGTGTAAAAGCAGTTGTAGAACCATCACCTGAAAATACAGATGCTGCTTTGGGTGCTACGAATCTATTAGCAGGTGGATTACCAATGTATGCCATCTTATGTTATCTCCATTATACTCAATGTTCCTGAAAGTTTATCTGCTACAGAACAGTCTACTTTTAGTGCGTCTGTTGTTTCAAGTATAACCTTACCACCTGTTAACAATTCTAATGATGAACCTACAGGTATGGGTGCATCTTTAACCAAGAAAGATGTTCCATTCGTTGCAGCCCTACCACCACCTGACGTATCAGATACAAGCTCTACTTCTGTAGTTACTTGAGCAGTGTGTATATTTGTAAGTATAAGTCCAATCACCACTGTAGTTGTGCTACTCGGAGTTGTATATATAGTATACGGAGTACCTGCACTGTTTGGCTCGGCAGCGAATGTGACTACTTTAAATGTATTTGCCATGTTATTATCCTAACGCTATCGCAAGTGCTGTCGGATCATCTGTAGTAAATCCTTGAGCCGACATCAATGTTACTACCCTTGAGAGGGCAGCTTTTCTGTTTGTTCCTGCTGCTCCATCATCTACGACAATGAGATCAGAGGTTGTTAAATCAGCACCTATATCTGTGCCACCGTCTATCTCTAATGCAGTCAGTGCTACTTTACCTGCAGTAGATATAGTTGCAAGTTTACTGTCTGCTATTGAAGCACTTGACGCTATACTTGCGTTCACAACTGCATCACTAGCAAGTTGATCTGCACCTACTGCATCATCGGCTATCTTAGCTTGTGTTACTGCATCATCTGCAATCTTGGCAGTCGTGATTTGTGAATCAGCTATGTGTGCAGTGTCTATTGAGCCATCTGTGTAGTGTTCAGAGTTTATGGCATCGTCTGCTATCTTCGCACCTGTGATGGCATCTGCAGCTATTTTAGCAGTTGTGACTTGTAAATCACCCAGATGTGCAGTGTCTATTGAGCCATCTGTGTAGTGTTCAGAATCTATAGCGTCATCTGCTATCTTAGCACCAGTGACAGCATCTGCTGCTAATTCAGCAGTTACAACACCACCATCTTTTATTGTGACTGCTCCACTAGATACTGCAAAGTTGTCAGAACTAAATGAAGCTACACCTTTGTTAGATGTAGACGCATCTTCTCCTGCTATTGTAACAGTGTTACCTGTAGCTGAAGTGTCAATGCCCTCACCACCTGCTATAGTGAAAGTTTCACTATCTAAGTCAATAGCTATTGTACCACTATCTGATGTAACATCTAAATCTTCTGCAGTTATCTGTGTATCAACGTAAGCCTTCACAGATTGTTGTGTTGGCACAAGAGTAGCACTGTTAGATGACATATCATCTTCATCAACAAACGCTGTGATAGTTATGCTACCATCTGATAAACTACCATACGTAATTGTACCTGTAGTTGTTATAGCTGATGAACCGTTGTCTATAGCACCAAACCCTGATGTAATAGAACCACTATTCAATGCACCGACTGTTGTCACATTAGATAGTGTGTCTAGTGCAGACTCAAAGTAAGTCTCGAAGTCAGTTAATGCAACCTGCTTCATTGTGCCTGCATCGTTGACCACAACTCTGTCTGCATCTGCAAGTGTGGTCGATG